CACCGTTTCCGAGATGACGCGCACACAGGCATATACCGTAGACAGTTGGATGGCTGTCTGCGCCGTGACAGGTTTGCCTGCGCCGCTAATGCCGAAATAAAAAACAGGCGCGGCGGACACCGCATCCTGAGGCTTATCCCGCGCACGGAACAAGTTGGTGAAGGGGTTTTTCATTCTTTTTTCCTCCATAGAAGAAGAGACGTTCGGTTAGCTGGATGCCCTTTGCATTTTCCACAATAATATCATGCTTAGAATTTTCTCTTGAATCGTCTTACCATTCGGATAATTTATGCTACGGTGACAAAGAATTCCTTCGGTGTTATAATACTAAAGTCCATATTGCATAGCGATACAAATAGGGATAAAAACGCATTTTCACGCTAATATGACATTTTAATGCGGAGGACTTCACTTGAGTATTAATCTTCGGGCAGAGAAACCCAAAAAGACTGCACAAGAGCTTGTGACCTTGCTCAGAGAAGAAAAAGGTGTAACTTTCTCTGTTATGAGTGAAGAAGCGGCGATAAACTATTTATCAAAGAGGAACAATTATCTGCGAACAGCTTCTTACAGGAAGAATTATCCAAAGTACCGTCAAACTGAGAACAAAGGGAAATACATCAATTTAGACTTTGCTTACCTGGTGGAGCTTTCAACAATTGACCATCATCTGCGAACGATCTTGCTGAAGATGTGTATTAATATTGAGCATGCAATGAAGGTAATGCTTGTGGAAACTGTTTCTCAGGCAGAGAGGGAAGATGGATATCAGATAATAGACGATTTTATCAGAGAGTGTCCATCAGTCTTATCAGATATAGCAAAAAAAGCTGATGCCGTTTTCACGAAAGATTTGATTAACAAATATTTCGATATATGCTATGTAATAGATGAGGGTTCAACTCTCCGAACCGACGTACTTAAATCTAATTGTCCAATTTGGGTCTTTATGGAAATAATAGATTTTGGCATGTTGACCCGCTTCTATCAATTCTGCATTAAAAGAGGTTTGCTCTCCAGCAATCAACTTCCAACAAAAGTGCTTAATCCTGTAAGAAGTTTGCGAAATGCATGTGCACATAATAATTGCTTGTTGAATAATCTGGAAGCGGCTTCCGATACAGCACCGCCTGAAATCATCTCCCAGTTCGTTGCTAGTCTATCAGATATCCCCAAAGTTGGGCGTAAAAAGAAACTGTCTTGCCGACCAATTTTGGAAATTGTTTCTATGCTTTACGCATACAAGAATGTTGTTTCATCAGGGAACTACGATACAGATATGAAGGAACTAAAAGTATTTGCTGATGATAGAATGATGAAGAATATAGTTTATTTTTCATCCAATCTTCTGGTCACATCATCACTTGAATTCCTCCAAAAAACCATTGACAATCTTATTTGATTGCCGTATACTTAATCCGTTATAAGGACGTGAGCTCTCACAAAGAGTGATCGTACGCAAGGACAATGCCTGCATTGTCCTTGATTTATTTTAGAGACCACTACTGTCCGCTTCCAGTTTTCCTATCGTGACATTCCTTACAGAGCGGCTGCCAGTTACCTTCATCCCAGAAAATATTTCGGTCACCTCTGTGCGGAATGATATGATCGACTACCGTTGCTGGGGTGAGTTTCCCTTGAGCACGGCAGAAAGCGCATAATGGATGTTCTTTTAAGAAGATAGCTCTGGCCTTACGCCAGCGAAAGTTGTAACCACGTGCATCAGCACCGCCGCGCAGTCGGTCTCCTGACCATTCCATATGATCCTTACAGAATACTTGACCCTGCTCGCAGAAACCGGAACATCCGGGATAGCGGCAGGGTCTTTTGGGTTTATATGGCATTTTGTTTCCTCCTAAATGATAAGCAGCCCGCGGGTGTCATACACAGATTCACCGTTCTGATTTTTCATGGCACGGTCAAGTGCCATCACCAATGCAACCGCACCATCGACCTTTTCCGTGGACTTTTCCTTGTCGATTTTTAGGTTGCCTGCGGGATCTGTTCTTACGAAAACATTGTCCACGTTCCAGCGAAGCACCGGATGCCCGCCGTGATTCAGCTTTCGTTCCAGCACAATGCGCATCAGTTCTTTTGTCGGAGGGCTCATGTCTCGGAATCCCTGACCGAACGGAACCATGTTGAAACCATCATCTTCAAGCGTTTGTACCATCATGGTGGCGTTCCAGCGGTCATATGCGATCTCACGGATATTGAACCGCTCACCCAGCTGAAGGATAAACTTTTCAATGAAACCATAATGAACCACATTGCCTTCCGTGGTATGGATTAAACCTTGATGCTCCCACTTGTCATACATAACATGGTCACGCCGGACGCGCAGCTGCAGTGTATCTTTCGGCAGCCAGAAGTGTGGAACAACGATATACTGTTCATCTTCATCTCGTGGAGGAAAGACCAACACCATAGCGGTCAAGTCGCTGGTGGAGGATAAGTCCAAGCCAGCGTAACAAGCTCGGCCCTCCAGTTCATCCTCATTAACCGCTCCGCCGCATTCATCCCATTTATCCATCGGCATCCATCGGACGGACTGCTTGACCCATTGGTTCAGACGAAGCTGTCGGAACATGTTTTCATCCGCTGGCGTTTCCTGAGCTTTTCGGAAGGCATCACGTACCTTGTCAATGGCAATGGTATGCCCCAAGGATGGATTGGCTTTGTACCAGTTCTTTTCATCCGTCCAGTCTGCGTCATCCGGCAGACCGTATAGCACAGGATAAAAGCGCGGGTCGTCCTTGCGGCCTTCGATAATATCCAGTGCTTTCTGATGAACCTCCCAGCAAATGGATTCCCGGTCGGTACCAGCTGTAGTCAAGAAAAACCACAACGGCTGTTTCCGAGCATCGCCGGAACCCTGCGTCATGACATCATATAAGGCACGTGTCGGCTGTGTATGAAGCTCATCAAAGATGCAGGCGCTTACGTTCAGACCGTGCTTGGTGGCAACCTCGCTGGACAACACCTGATAAATACTTCCGGTTGGTTGAAAAAACATCCGCTTTGTAGAAGGAATGATTTTGATCCGCTTGCTGAGCGCGGGAGATTGCTTTACCATGTCTACAGCCACATCAAAGACAATGGCAGCCTGCTGACGGTCACTGGCGCATGAGTAAACCTCCGCCCGCCACTCGTCATCATTGCACAGCATGTTCAGCGCAATCGCCGCGCCAAGTTCTGACTTTCCGTTCTTCTTGGGTATTTCGATGTATGCGGTATTGTACTGCCGCATGGACGGATCTTCATCACGGACAGTACCGAACACATCTCGGATAACCTTTTTTTGCCAGGGCAGCAGCTTGAACGGTCTCCCGTGGAACTCACCCTTGGTATGCCGCAGGCATTCAATGAACTGTGTTACCCGTCGGGCTTTGGCTTCACTGAACATCCTGCCAGCCTCCCTTCAGGACGGACTCCATCGGGTCATCCATATCGGACTTATCTCCTCCGCCTGCATATAGCCGCGCTCGACTTGCAGGTGTTAGGCCGAACTCCGAACAGAAGGACTGCATGATTTTTAGATTCTGCATAGCAATAGACACCTGCGGAACCTGCTGTACATAGCCGGACGGTGTTTTAAAGATGGTTCCGTGCTTTGTCATAAATTCTTCAGCCTCTCGCCAGCGGGCGTATGCCTGACAATAACCTGCGAAGGCTTCTATGTCATGCTCTGTCAGCACGCCCATCGCAGTCAGGGAAGGAGCCAGACGCTTCCATTCCTTTTTCGCTTCCGGCATCAGCCAGGACGGACATCGGAGGTTCTCCTGCGACGGGATGGGCTCATCCTTGTTCAAGGGTCGTCTGCCTTTGCCACGGTCGCCTTCCAGCACTTTGATTGCCGTGGGCAGGGGCTTTCTTCCTCGTGTCGCCATAAAGCGTCACCTCCTCCCTTAAATATGAGTTGCTTTTCAAAGTGTAATATGAGTTATTACGTCCTCATAGGAAATATCTTCACCGTTGCGAAGCACCTTGCATTCCGCATCCGGATATTCGGTATGGAACCTTTCAACGATAACGGTTGCATATTTCGGGTCAAGCTCCATGGTTTTGCAGATGCGATCAGTCTGTTCACAGGCAATCAGCGTACTGCCGCTGCCACCGAATAAATCCATCACAACAGCATTGGGTGCAGAGCTGTTTTTAATTGGGTAGCAGAGCAATGGAATCGGCTTCATGGTCGGATGGTCAGCACTTTTCCTTGGCTTATCAAAGTTCCATATCGTAGACTGCTTCCGGTCAGAGAACCATTTATGCTTGCCATTGGGCAGCCAGCCGTATAGCACCGGTTCATGCTGCCATTGATACGGACTGCGGCCAAGCACCAGGCTGTTCTTTACCCAAATGCAAACGCCGGAAATATGAAAGCCGGACTCTTTGAAAGCCCGGCGAAAGTTCAATCCTTCAGTGTCCGCATGGAAGATGTATGCGCTGCTGCCTTCAGCCATATGCGCGGCCATGTTCTTAAAAGCTGCCAAGAGGAAGGAGAAAAACTGCTCGTCAGCCATGCTGTCATTTTTGATTTTCTTCCCGTCAGCGGATTCATACGCGACATTATAAGGCGGGTCGGTGACAATCAGGTTTGCTTTGGTTCCATCCATGAGCAATTCCACGGCATATGGATCCGTGCTGTCCCCGCACATCATGCGGTGCCTGCCAAGCGTCCAGATGTCGCCGGTCTTTACATACGGAGCAATTTGCTCCGGGTCGAGGTCACAGTCGTCATCGTGCACATCCTTGTCATGCACCTTGGAAAAGAGGTCATCTACCTCAGCAGCATCAAAGCCTGTCGCTCCCAGGTCATAACCGGACAACTGCAGCTCCTGCAGCAAATCCGCCAAGGCAATGGGTTCCCAATCACCAGTCGCTTTGTTCAGTGCAATATTCAAAGCCTTTTCATCTGCGGGGTTCTCAATGTGTACCACAACGCAGTCCACTTCACTTACCCCTTCGGCTTTTAGTACTTTATAGCGTTGATGTCCGCCCACGATGTTGCCCGTGACCTCATTCCAAACGATGGGGTCAACATACCCAAAGTCGTGCAGGCTGCGCTTGATTTTCTCATACGCAGGATCACCGGGCTTCAGGTCTTTTCTGGGGTTATATTTGGCAGGCTTCAACCGGTCAATCGGCATCCTCTGCATGTTCAGATTCGTATTCATCAAGCACCTCCAATGCAAGATACAGGTCAAGATAACAGTCAAGTCACCGTCCTTCGGGGCGGTTTTTTATTGTCCGCGCAGGCTGATACCCCCACCCCCTAATTTGTCGGAAATTCACGCGTGAGGGGGGCGCGGTCTCCTAAAATGCACTCCCAGAGATTCAATCCCCCCCTCCCCATTGGGCGCGCGGAAGGCCCGGGCGGGCTGGTGTGTTTTTTGACGGGTGGGGCCACCGGTTCAGTCGCGGTTCCGGCGGGCGTTTTTTTGCGCGGCGGGTCGGGCCGGGCTACCAGTTGCTGCGGGTTTTTGCGGTTGGTTTTTTTGCACAAAAAAAGGCGGCGGTTGGCGCGAAAAAAAGCCGCCACGCGCATGTATTAGGAAGCCGCCCGATTGTGACGAAAGTGCGACAAAAAGATAAGCCTTCCGTCCCGAAAAGATATCAGAAACGTTGTTGCTATGCCGGGCGGTTTGAGTGATGGATGTGTTGCGGGCGAAAAAACCGCACCGGGCGGGCGGGAAAAGCCGCCGCCGGAAAGGAGCCTTTTCATGAAAAACCAGACGTTCGGTATCGAGGTAGAAGTGAACCGCATCACGCGAAAGCGGGCCGCGCAGGTGGTCGCGGAAACCCTCGGTGAAGGCGCGACCTTCAGACACATCGGGGGCACGTACGACGCTTGGGAGGTCACCGCGGCGGACGGGCGGCGGTGGAAGCTGGTCAGCGACGCAAGCATCGCCGGGCCGCGCGACCAGGGCACAGAATTCGTCAGCCCCATTTGCCGGTGGGAAGACATCGAAACTGTGCAGGCCTGCGTGCGGGCACTGCGGGCCGCCGGGGCACACGCTGACCCTTCCTGCGGCATCCACGTGCACATTGGTCTGGGTGCACACACGCCCAAAACCCTGCGGAACCTGGTCAACCTGGTCAACGCCAAGGAGGACCTTTTGACCCAAGCCCTCCGGGTTAGCCCGGAACGCCGGGCGCGATGGTGCCTTCCGGTCGACCAGGACTTCCTTCAAGCCCTGAACCGCCGCCGCCCGACCAGCTCCGAGGAATTCGCCCGGCTTTGGTACGCCGACCAGGATTGGGAACACCGCGCCCACCAGCATTACGACCAAAGCCGCTACCACCTGCTGAACCTGCACAGTGTGTTCCAAAAGGGCACCATTGAGTTCCGGGCCTTCAACAGCACACTTCACGCGGGCGAAATCAAGGCCTACATCCAGCTGTGCATGGCGATTTCCCACCAAGCCCTCACGGTAAGCACAGCGAGCCCGCGCCGCACAGAAACCGACAACCCCGCCTACACCTTCCGGTGCTGGCTCCTGCGGCTGGAAATGAACGGCGATGAATTTAAAACCGCCCGGAAACACCTGCTCAAGCACCTGCCCGGAAACGCCGCTTGGCGAAACGGCGCAGAAACGACACGCCGGGCTTCCTAAGGAGGCACAGTTTTGAAATCAACCCGCCTGATGAGCGCCCGGCGGTACCGGGCCGAAACCGGGCATGCAAAGCTCGGTCGCGGGAAACCGCTTTCAAATCAAGCAGGGCACATAGCCCAGAAAGGACACACCATGTACGAGAACGATTACGAGAACGAGGGGTTCGACGAAGGCACACTGCAGGATGGGCTGATGGAGCTCATTACCGAAGGAAGCAACAGCTTAGAAATCTGCTGGGAAAACCTGCGGGTACGCACATTCGAACAAACCGGGGTCATGACTTACAACAAGGGTCTGGTCATCGGATTGCCCGACGGAACCGAATACCAGCTGACCATCGTCCAAAGCCGCTGACAAACGACACCGACACACCGGTGGTTCCTGCAAGGGGCTTTCAAATCAAGACCCCCTCAACCAGAGCCGCTGGCTCCCAAATCACGAAGGAGGTATAATCTTTATGAAGAACACACCTGAAAACCGCGCCGCATTGAAGCATTTCGTCGCCATAGGAGGAAATAACATGAACACCACAAATCTTTCAAATCAGAACTTTGACCTGCCAGCCTTCTTGCTGGGTGAAATATACGGAAACATGGATGTCGATGACATTGCCGGTTGGTGCCTCAGCGCCGCTGAAGACATTGCCCATGACCTTCTACTGGACGGCATTAAAGCCGACACACAGGAGATTTACGAAATCATCGCTGAGTTTATCTCGCAGGACGCGGAAGAAGCGCAGCTTTGAAATCGAGGAGGCGCATCGCTATGAAATACATCGCTTACGGCAGCAACATGGTTCAGGAACAAATGGCGTTTCGCTGCCCGGAGGCAAAACTTGTCGGCACAGGGTACATCAGCGGAGCTCGATTGGAGTTTTACCTCCACGCTACTGTTGAAAAAACAGGAAACATTTATGACCGTGTACCCGTTGCCGTTTGGGAAATCAACCAGCGGGACGAGAAGAACCTTGACCACTACGAGGGATACCCAAACTATTACACGAAGGAAATCTGGCTCGTTCACATGAGCGACGGCTCTCAAATCAAAGGCATGATTTACCTCATGAATAGAATTCGGCAGTCGCCGCCAACAGAGGGCTATTTCGACGGCATCGCAGAGGCCTACAGTAAACTCGGCCTAAACGCTCAAATCAAGACAGTGCTTCTGCCCGCCTTAAAACGGAGTATTCAACGAGGCATATGCTGGTAACAGCAAAAACACAACCGCTTTCCAATCCGGAAGGCGGTTTTTGTTTATGGCATGCTTTTGAATCAGCGTCAAATTTGGCCCACGTTCGCGCCGTTCGCTTTTTCGGGCGCTCCCTCAATCACCGCAGCAAAGCCCGAAACAGGGGCCAACGTGCGCCGACACGGGCAAGAGAAAAGCGGCCAGCGCCTTGCTGAACCGCTTTCAAATCAAAGGAAGCTTATTTGTTCTTGGTCAGGTGGTCGATAGCAACCTCGATCTTGCCTGCCGTGGTTCTGAAGCGAATCATAATCTCACCGTCCGCCACCTCGTATAACGCCTGGAAGGGCTCTGCCCAGAGCTGTGTTAGTTCCGGGCATTCCTTCAATGCCTGCGTACGCAGTGCTCTGAAATCCGCTACGCCCGTTTTCCACTGCTCGAACAGAGGAAACAGGCGGGGCAGGTGCTCAGCCCGAATGACTTTCAGCGCTTCTTCACCGATTACAGCTTTGAAATCTGTGGTGCCTCTTTCCTCTTGGAACAGTGCCCAGCACTCTAAGGGAAGAGGGTTCTGCATAAAAACCAGCATTGCTTCCGCTGTTCCGCAATCATCGCATACATAGATACCGTCGGCATGGCGGCTCAATGCATTGGTGTGCAGAATCGGCTTCATGGTTTTTCGTCCGCAGCGCGGGCAGGGCATCTGCTCACCGGCTTCCTGCCGGGCTTTCAAATCAAGCAAGGCTTTCTGCAAAGCTTCAGTCATTGCTAATCACCTCCGATGCGGTCTGTGTCATTAGTCGCTTTTTTCGGCGGATGGCAGCATACTTATCCTTGTGTTTCTGCGCTGCTTCATCATCTGGAAAGGCACTGTGGCCGTTTAGATGGTTCAGCAGGATGTTCCGGTCGGCTTTCAAATCAGCGCCGCCATAGCCCATTCGTATCAGCCATGCGCGGGCAAAGTACTTCTCGTTTCCGGGTTCCTGCTTTTCCGGATGAATTCGCGTAGCTTCCATCGCGGTACGGAGAATCTTTTCGGCCAGCCGGATAAAGACTGTGTTTTTCACAGGGTCTTCGTCACAGCAAGGAAAGCTTAGGGTAAACTTACCGTCACGGTAGTCAAAACCGTCCAGACCGGCATTGGCTCTGGAATCGAATAGGATGCACGAGAACTCCTGCACGGTCTTTGGTGGGTACTCCTTCAGAGCTTCCACCAGCGACTCCGGAATGTAAGGCAGTTCAAAGTTCGTCATCCTTCGAAGCAGGTACTGCTTGCTAAAAAGCATGTACGTCAAGTTCTTCAGCTGATCAACCGTTAAGTCCAGTCCGCCAATCGAAACGTCCAGACGGCTTATTTCATCCTCCGCTGCGGGCTCAGGTTCCTCCGTGATGTAGTTGTTACGAAGAAGAAAATCGTGCAGCGCTCCGAAATCCTCGCCGTGAATGTTTCCGTCCCGATCGACAATGTAGTCGCCAATCTGGTAACCGCAGCTGGGCATGCCCATGTACTTTGCGGCAGTACCGAGCTCCTCCGCGATGGCTTTTGCCAGCGCTTTCCTGTCCGGGGTGTTTGTTTGAATCGTCATCAGACGTACCTCCTTCAAATTTGGTACGACATTACTCACTCTGAACAAGAGGAAAGTCAAGCATAATGAATGATTTCATGTGTCAGACAAGCCCCCATTCGGCAAACTTTTCAAATCCGCCGCAAGCATTGATGAAATCCCGGGCAATCCCCACAATTTTATG